TCCCCCATCGTGAGCAGTTCCGAAACCGCCAACCAATCCGGCACTCTTCAATACGGAATTACCAACGGCTCCGCCGCTAAGTCCGTATGAAGAACTTTCTAAATCACTCATTGTCTTAATATATCCACTCATTTCTTTTCACCTCAATAGTTCCCCGCCAACTTGTGTATGTCGTCCCACGACAAATCAGCGATATTCTCAACGGACTTTAGTATCTCATCAGGGAGAGTAGGCACTGCTGCCTTGACGATTGCATCGTTCCTCTCTGTTAGAGATTTGCGTAGTTCAGCAAACTCTTCCTTAAGAGCAGATACTTCAGCATGTGCATCATATTCTGCTTTCTCAGCAAGAGATTTCTTCATATCCATCTCTTCAGCAAATCGAGCCTCGAATTGCTTGGATAGAGAATCGTATGCCAGTTTCTCCAATTGCTCGGCTTTGTACTGCTCATACGCCTTCTCTACGTTCTCGATGGATAGGTCAAGAGTGGTGAAGTCACCGCTCTCAAGTCCTTTAGCAACTGGGCCTAGTGCCGCTGGTGTTGCTGCTGGTCGCCCTGCAACTACAACTTCTTCACCTGCTTCATCTCCTTCGTCGCGTGGTGTGTCGTCGTCCATTGCTTTCGCTTCCATGTCCATCATTTCTTCTTCTGCTTTTTCTTCTTCTTCACCCATTGCTTTCTCGTCCATCATGGCCTTCTCGTCCATCATGGCTTTTTCATCCATCATGGCCTTCTCGTCCATTTCCTCTTTTGAAAGGGCATCAACCTCTTTCATCAGGGTACTGAGTTCAGCAAGGGCTTTTTCCAACTTTTCAGTCAATTTTTCACCTCTGTCTTCTTTCAATACGTCAAATTTGGCTTCCGGGTTGATACCCTTCTCACAAATCGTGACTTCGTGTAATTCGAGTTTGTCGATTTCATTATACTCCCCAAACTCGTCGTTGTTCCTCTTTTGCTTCGATAGTGCTTGACCACCAATGCTGAAGGAACGTAGGGTTCCCTTTCGGATTCCCCTTGATATTTCCTTGGCCTTCTCTATGTCATCTCTTAGTTTGATGACAACATAGAACCCAACGTCATCAACGTGGGTCTTGTGAATAGTTCCGTTGGTATCTCTGTAGGACTCTATTACCTCTCCAACCTGTACATTGGAATGATTTGACATGACGTTCCTAAACTTCTTGTCTTCCATAAATTTCTCTACAGCCTCATTTAGAGCCTTTAGTGTTATTAGGTCATTTTGCTTGTCAACTACCTCTATAGAAGCATAGCCACCTATTACTAGATTATCGGACTTTAGAATAGAGAAGTCTGTCTCGACTTGCCTAACAATTCTAACTGGCTGCTCTAGCACGATTGCGCTTATTCACATTTATGGTATTTAATAGAATCGTCAGTTAACATTAGATAGTGTTAACTTTTTATTCCTATCTTTAGTTATGTCAATTAAACCATCATCCTCTGATGAATCGAGCATCTCTTGTTTTATTCCTGTGAATACAACCCAAGAATCCTCACCGTCTATTGGCACGACTCTAGCATGTAGTCTCGTCTTGAACTTGTCACCATCTAATCTATACTCATGATATCCGTGTCGTTGCACTCCAAACTCTACATCTCCCTCATCCAGTTTGTATCCGTTCTGTAGATTCGTGGATATCTCTGCCGGGTATTTGTTTGATTTACCGAACAGGTTGAATATATCCTCATCATTATCTATGTCAATAGTCCAACCAAAAGTCATATCATCATACATGAGAATCAAGTCTAGATTATCGTCTTCTCTCTTGTTGACAACGAACTTTCCCATCTTCTGAGTAGCGTCCTTTGCGATGACCTCTTCATTTTCCTCAAATGTGTCTTTTGTCTTATCATATACGAATTGCTCTTGATTCATCATCCACTTCTTGAGTTTCTGTTGGTCGCCATCGAAGGCGTATCCCTCAAACTTATCTGCGTGTTTTTCCTTGACAAATTCTAGGATATCCTTGTATGTTGTTGGTGTCCCTTTTTGCTTTAGGAATTGATATATTCCCATCCTAAGTTCTGAGCGTATGGTCTTGATTACCTCAGTCAATTCCTCTTTCCATATGTCTATGTCATATAGTGCATTTTTAGCCATCAAGTCATCTCCCTCGATACCATACACCTGAAAGCCATCTAAATCTGATTTGAGTATTATCTCCGCATCACCGTGTATTCCGTCAGTGACTATGGCTTTCTTCAGCCCCTCCATCCTTACAGAGTAATCCTTTGATTCCTCTATGAGAGACTTCTTGCTCTCGTCGGCTAATATTTCCAATGTCTGTAGTTTATCTGATTCCTTTACTTCAGGTATCTCTATGACCTTGGCAGAATAGAGTGAGTATCCCTTTCCGTTTCTTCTCACCTCATCTACCTTTACTCTCACAATCGAACCAACATCAACAGATTGCTTTGTATTCAATGCCCTACCTACAGGAACATATGCTACATCATCCATATCCACTGTCTTGTTCTCTCTTGCTTGTTCTGCTGTGACTGGTCCTATGCCCAATGAATATGAGAAGAGGTTGCTGTTCGTCTTCTTTTTATCTAGAACAATAACATCCAAGTCAACGAACTTCTTCCACTTAATCCACTTGGGATTCTTCTGTATTCCAACATAGTAAGTTGATTCTATATCCTTGATTACCACTCCCTCGGATGCTGGAAGTTCCATTATGTCCTTCGCGTATTTATTCACCTCTTCAATGGAATCCGCTATCCTCGTATCTTTCTTGGAGGGGAATGCTAGATTCTCGGATGAGTGTTGTGAATATTGGTAGAACAAGATGTTTATTCTCTCTCTGAGAGGCTCTTCTGCTACCACCTTATCCTCATGATACATTATATCGAACACATGTGCCTTGAGTTCTAAATCAGGAACCTCCTTCTTGAATACATGAGTCACGACATCAGCACGATGTACGTCTTCCTCTCCCTTGAATCCGACTAATTCTGCATCTAATGTACAATCACCAAAATGTCTCTTCTTCATCTCATCGACTTGCTTCTTGCATTTGTCAGTTATGTCTTTCTTGTTGAATGAGAATATCTTGATGTCACTGCCCTTCTTGTGTATCTGAATTCTCATCCCATCGTACTTCTCTTGCACTACGAACTCACCAGAAAGACCCTTGATGTACTTCATGTCGTCTATCTCAAATATCCTGTACATCGGTTTATTTGGAATGTAGAAATCAACCTCTGATTTCTCTTCCTCTGATTTCTTCAGTTTGTTGTCTAGGGCAACTAGGTTCTTCCACTCTTCTTCTGTATGGTCCTCGAAATAGAGTTTCTCTAGTTTCTTCATCGCTGCCTCTACCTTATCCTCTACTCTCTCAGTGTCTTTACCCTCACCATAATGCTCCATTATGTATAGGGCGATGTCATCCACTTGTAGGTCCAATCCCCTGTATCCCGATGTTATCTTATCCGGCTTGAGTCCTTGGCTCTTCCATGCTTTTTCCTTTATCGGTAGAGTCTCGCTTCTTATCGCATAGTGGAGGAATGCAATCATCATGCTCTCATCCTCTAACAACTCATCGAGAACATTGTCTCCGAGTTGTTCACTGAATGGGTCACTTACCTTCTTTGATGAGAATCTCATCCTCTTGATATCATCATAGAGTTTCTTCGCTTGTATGCTATTGGGGTTCTCCACTTCATCATCAAAGAGATATTGGTCATCAACGAATTTCTTCATCTCGCGGGTGAAGTCATTCAAGTCATCGAATGTTTTCCTAACACTCTTGACTGCTTTCTTCCACTCATTCCTGTATTCCTTTGGGTCTTCCAATGCAGAAAGATAAGAGAAGCGTATCTTCTCAAAGACATCAAGGACTCGCTTCGTAAACGCTGCGTCTTTCTCAAACGCAACTCCTGAAGTGGTCATGTCTTACCCTTCTACTACTTCGCCAGCATCAGGATTCTCTACTTTCTCTTCTTTGGGATTCTCTGCGGGTCTTTTCACCTTGACCTCTTCGCCAGTGACATCCTCTCCTTGACCTAGATGCTGATAGTGGTCTAGTGTCTCCTTTGCCTTCGCTACCATCTCTCTTGCTTTTTCCTCAATCGTCACTTTCTCCGGTATCATATAATCACCTTACGTTCTCCACCATCTTGTGTATGTCATCCCAAGACATCTTGGAAATGTTATCCCCTATGGGAACACCATTAGCAGACATGCTTGGTGTTGGAGTATCAACTACGACATAACCTGATTTCATCAATAGGTTGTCCTTGTCGTATACGGCTTTCTCTAACTGCTTCACTTTATCGACTAACTCCTTCAGGAGTAGCATCATCTCATTTTCTTCTGTCATCTCAAGTCACCTTTCTTCTTTGGGTAAATCATGCTTCGTATTTGATTGTATAGAGTCTCGTAGTCCTTCCTCAATTCAGCGGCACTGGCTACTATCTCAAGATTCTTTTCCTCCATAGCCTCTAGTTTCTTGTTCTCGCTCTTCTCGACCCCGACTGATTTTACCGTCTCAAGTAGGTTTCCTAGTTTGGTGAAGTCCTGCCCGAAAAACTCTGTTGGCTGTGCTGCCTGTAGAGTTTTCTTGATACGCTTCTTCATCTTGGGGTCTAGTTTCTCCAAGAGTGGTGAGTTCTCCTTTCGTATTGTTTCCATCCAGTCACTCATTTGCCTTCACCTCCCTCAACGCTGCGTCTAAGTCGAAATCACTACCCACGGACAACTCAGCCATAGCCATGAAATCAGTTGCATCCTTGTCAACATATAAATCTAGTTCTTTAGCAATAGCCACATATGGCTTTAATATTTTCACAAATTTATTGTTTGAGGATAATCGGCCTTCTGCATCTAACTCATCTAGATAATCTACAATCCCCTCAATGACACCTGATATCTGCTGCTCAAATCCCAAGAGTTTTTTCTTGTTCTCTTTCAATTGAGCAGTCTTTGCTCTAATCTCAGGTTCTAATTCAGATATTCTATCTCTCAAGAGATTAATTTTCTTCCTACTTTTTTCCAAATCTTTCTTGTGTTCTTGCATTTCCTCATCTGAGGGAACATCATATTGTCCGAGTTGTCTCAATCTATCTAATTGTTCAGGGTTCATATCACGATATTGAATGTGTTTTTTGGATAGTCTCTCTAGAGAATCTCTCTCTTTCTTCAACTTCCTCTTGTTCTCTTCCATCTCAACGAACTCATCACTGTCTTCCAACGCATCTGTCTCATCCTCCACTTCCTTCTTTAGTGCTATGAGACTCGCTGCTCCCTCATCATTGTCTAGGTATTTGAAATTACTAAGTTTCTCTAGATTCGAGGTTAGTTTGTCTATTGTTAGTTTCACAGGTTTCATTGTGGTGAGTATGTCCTGTCTCATCCTATCATCGACTTTCTTACGACTTAGTTCAGGTATCTTGCTATGCATTTCCTTGATAAGCCCATATCCATCAATGCCACCAGCATACCTCTTCGATAATTTAGATATCAGTTGCAATGATATTCTCTCAGCGTCACTGAGTTCCTTCTTAGCACCGAGTCTCTTTTGCAGAGATGGATATACGTCGAAATTATCCAAGGTCTTGACTGAGAACATATCGAAATCTTGTATCAGTTCTCCCTCATCGCGTGGTATGTTTGAGTATATGTCACGGCTTTGCATGATGTCTCTGTATATCTTCTTGGTTAGTTCTTTCTTGTCTGAATACTCATCTAGTATCTTACCTATGAGTATAGAATACTGCATCAACTTAGATTCTTTTTTCTTTTCCTTTCTTCCTGTTGCCATCTCAGGAGTAGGTTCCATTTGTCGGGCTTGGTCCTCGGCACTGTACGGGCTTTCTTTTCTCTTAGGTGTAGGAGCAAAAGATGTGATTTCATCTCTTTCTAGAACATTCTTGGGCTTGTCCACTTTCAAGACAGAAGCCCAATCCATGTTATCACCAAGGGATGTTTTCTTTCTTCAACGGCTTTCTCTTTGGTAGTGTAATTACGTCGGGTATGTCTCTTGCGCCGGGGGGAGTGTTTCTCTCCTGTCCCGGCTCAGGACCAGCATACATGGAATAGTCACGATTCTTTGTGACTGTATCTCTATGTTCTGCTCTCTGTCGCATCTCTGCTGCTTTCAATTCTCTTTGTAGTTCTTTTACTCCTTTTTCTGTCATCCTATTGTCCTCCTTGTGTTTGTCGTTGTTGGTCTTTTTGTTGTGCTATCTGTCTTAGAAGAGGCATTGCCTTATCCCTAATACCAAGCGTACTACTGAATACTCTTGCAGCACCCTTCACTCTTGCTTCGAGAGTATTTGCTTCGCCAACCTCTACCCGTTGTGTCATCATATCTACTATCTCATCTACTGTATTGCCATATTTTTTCAATTCAGCAACTTGTTGTTGTAGAGTAAAAGAACCTTGTTGTTTTTGGTCCCATAGTAAATCTACGTCAGACCCTTCTTTACTATCTATGGCAAGTAAGAATCCAACTAGATTTTTTAGAGAACCGGACATTTCATTCAATACTTGATTCCATCTTTCTATAGGTAGGGGTTGTGGTTTCTTGAACCTACCAAGGAATTTCTCTACCTTTTCCATCTCTTCATCCTCTTGATTTTCAGGGTCTACGAACTGTGGTTCAGGTTCTTCCTTTCTGAGTATTTTATTCCAACTCATATGCTTCTCTCCACAGTGTCCTTCAACCTACGCGCCTCTCTGTTCGTGAATCAACGTTTTCATTCCCTGCTTCTCTTGGTAGTCCTGTGAATCTTTTATCAGGACCAGTTTCCATAGATGGTTTATTTCTAGTTGCAGGTGGGTTTTCCTGTGGTTTGCTTGCAGCCAATAACTGCTGTTCCTGTAATTGTCCTAACTGACTTGCATCAATATCGGTTCCTGCAAATGGGTCCGTTTCTATTGCTTTGTCCTCTTCCTCTGTCGGACCTTGTTGCTCAGGCTTTGGCTCAGGTTTGGAGAATAGGAATCTTCCCTCATCATCCATGTCCACCTCGAACCCTAGATTCTTTATCGACGCTGCCACATTCACTTCTATCTCTCTCTTTCTCAGTTTGGCAATCTCATCCTCTTCCTCGGATGGTGGTAATTTCAAATCCCAATCTGTTATTCCGAACTCCTTTGTTATGTATGGGAAGACGTAATTGTTCCATATCGTCTGAGCCATCTCAACGGCGCGATTCGTGACGAGTATCTGCATACCCTCGTTGTTCAGACCACCGCTGGAAGAGTTGTCTGCCATGAAGATTTTACTCACACCATAGAATGCAGATATCCTGTCTCTCAAGTCATCTTTGACTGAGATGTAGTCCATCTCTTTGAGTGAGTCCATGAATTTAATCCACTCAACAGAACCCTGACCGCCTTCTCCCTCTATGCCCATAACAGGTATGAAGTGAGGGTCTTTCTCCATTCGCTCCTTCACACCTCTCCAAAAGGACTTCATTGATTCGATGTTTCTTGTTTGAACAGCGAGTAATCCCCTTGGCATTCTTGCTTTCGTGTATGATGAGTTGACATAGTTATCCATCGCAATCAATGTGGTGATAGCATTGAACAGGGTGATGACAGGAGAAAGCCCATACAGCCTACCGGGTGAGTATTTACTGAAATGCAAGACTTCATTCTCAAGATAGTATTGCTCCATGCCATTCACCCTGTTCACATAATGCACAGGATAGAGAGAGACACCTCCACCACATGTCTCACATCTTGCTCCGGGGTCTTCTGTGATGAAGTCCCTGTGTTTTATGCAGGTGAATCCCTTGTTTCCTCTTTCTCCGTATTCGTCTGCGTAAATATGCATCGTCACAGGGTCGCCTCTGAAAATCTCCTTTATCCTGTGCATACGAATAACACCATTATTGTCCAAGAAGTATTCCTTGACCATAACGAGGTATGCGTCATCCATGATGTTGAGGTCGTCTTCCATTTCTTTCAGAACCTCGATGAAAAGTTGCTGTGCCTTGTTGACACTTCCATCTATGAATTTCTCTATGTACTTGAGTTGCTCAGGGTCAGGCTTCTTCAAATCTGTTGAACCACATTCTACACACTCATCAGTAGGTCTTTGATGCTCCTTCCCACAGGAGTTGCACTTCCTTGTGAATCTCTCTTCCCAGTGATATCCCCTTCTAAAAATCTCATTTTTCAACTGGGTGATGCAAGTTCTGAGAACTATGGATTGATTTGCAACGTGGTAGATGACAGGTGATGTAATCATGTATGAAACATCTTTTTCCTGTATCCCCGGATTGTACACCTTCCTGTCTCCGGGTTTAGGAGTGGTTCTCCTAAACAGGTTTGTTATGGAGAATCTTCTTCTTTCCTCGACCATTCAAATCACTCTTCCTCTTCTTTGTTCGGTCCCTTATGCTCAAAGAGAAAATCACTGGCATCATCTAGACTTGACCACTCATCCTCGTCCAAGTCGTATTCCTCCGTGATTTCCTCTAAGTCATCAATGGCATCATCCAAGTTGCCCTTCTTGACCGTATCTAACTCACTCATGAGATTCATCTTAGTGTTTTCCTTGTATTTGGCTATATTGTCCAAGTCTATATCATATCTAGCCCAATCGAACTTTTTATTGTCCTTATGGTTCTCGTACTTCATCAACTTGAATAACTCTGCAATCCTAGGCTTTGCCCAAGACTCCTTCTTGTATCCCTTCTTTATCTTGATTAACTCCAACAGTATATCTGCTTGCTCTGCCTTCAGTTTGAAGTGCGGTCTGCATTTCGTCAGCAGGTCATGCACATCCTTCTGCGAGTAGAAGTTCAATCTGTTTATCAGACGGGTATCTTGTGGTGACTTCTCATCTAGATGCAATCTGCCGCCTAGTGATTTCTGCATCTCCAACATGAATGCCTTGCCTCTGTCACCAGTAGCGACTAATCCGACCCTAGGGTTGTTGTTCTTGTCCATCGTGATATATCCATCAGAGTCGATGAACGCAGCAGTATATGCATAGATGTCCTTCTTGATATCATCAGACAACTTGAACATTTGACCATTGACATTTGTTATGTTCATCTTCTTCGTCATATTGGCAATCATAGGGGCTGTGGATTTTCTCATCAGATTGTCAGGTAGTCTGTCGTGTATCTCCCTAGATGATATTCCGGGTGACTCGCACACCATCTTGGTTATCGTATCGGCTAATACATCCTTGACGGACTTGGTGTTGTAGTTCTTGTATATGTTCTTGAATTCCTTTTTGGAGAGTGCCATCTGCTTCGTATGCTGTGCATACTCAGGACCGAGGGATGTGGACTTCCTGAATAGTTTGGCCTCCCAATACTTACATACTTCATCAACCAGTGCAGCCCTAGTCTCATAGTCGTCTATCTTGCTTATTTTTATCAGGTCGGATTCCTTGAGAACCATGTCCTTAACAGCAGGTTTGTATTTGCTAATCCAATAAATCGCATCTATGCTCTTCTCTAAATGGTCACTATATCCATCAATGAGATTATCGATTGCCTTGGTCATCTCTATCTTCTTCTCTCCCTTGAGGGTTCTCCTGAACATTCTCATCTGCTTCACTATATCGGGTATGTCTCTTCCCTCAATCTCGTATCGTTTTACAACGACATCGAGTTTTCTACGAGCATCAGTTAGGGAGATTGAGTTCTTCTTGGCGAAGTTCTTGACGATGTTCTCATGACTGTCAAGTGATTGCTTACTCAACCAAGTTTTCTCTAGTTCAAGATTGTCTCTTATCTCCTTCTGTTGTTCTTGTAGTTCCTCTTCTTCTTCCTTGAGGTCGGCAAGTCGTCGTAGTTCTGCTGCTGTCTCACTCATTTTCTCACCTCTCAGAAGTTAATCCCCATCATTCCTAATCCACTTTGTTGTCGTGGCCTCGGACCAGTATCGAAGATATCCAAATCATCCAACAATATGAAAGATTCTGCCTGACCCTGTGCTGCTGCATTTGCCAAGGCTAGTCCCATGACTAAATCATCATGCGCCCCAACACCCTCGAATCTACCTGAATCGGTTATTGAGAACATGGATAATTCCTCGATGAGAAGGTTCGTTATCTGCCTACTGTTATTGTCGCCATATGGGAATCTCATCTTGCCGTTCTCTATATTCATCTGTAGATTCAAGATTATCTCCTGCTTCTTCTTACGGGTAGTATCGAAGTCCTTCACGTTCAAATCAGATATGTTTCTCAACTCCTGTGTGAACGCCTTGGCAAAGGTATTCGTTTCATACAGGATTTGCTCAGGCTCAAATATCTTCCCCACCATTCTGAGTTTATTCAGGTTCTCCCTGAACTCCACGTTCTTAGCCCGGTCAACATGCACGACAGTCTTGTTCTTCTCTTCATCTACCTCTAGGACAACGATGACATTGTAATCTCCATCAGTGGATATCGCAGGGTCAACCCCGACATAATACTTGTAGCCCTTCTCTTTCCGATGACCCAATTTCAAAACGTAGTCCTTGTTCTTGCACTTCGCTACGAACTCAGGATTGAACAATGCGGTCCCTGTAGATATTGGAACACATAGATACTCTCTTGTGAATTTCAAAGAACCTATCTCTGCCTTCCTCTGCATCAGCGCATCATAGTTCCAACGCTCAGGCCAAAGTGGTTCATTCAGAGAATTCAGACAAGGATACTTGTTGACGGTGTATGCCTCGTTTTCCTCCAACTGGGAGAATATGTCGGTGTATGTGAATGGTGTGCCAATCATCCTCAATTTCGATGTATGGTGAAGTGTCGGTATCATATCCCCGAAGAACCAGTCAGTCACTCTCTGTATTCCTGACATGCTGAATTCCTTCAGAGGGTCGTCAATGATAATCTCCTGCGGGTGAAGTCCACGAATCTGAGAACCAACGGAACGCTCTAGAATCGCGTTGCCATTGGTGAGTTGAATATTACCGATAGCCCAACCCCTAGAGGGCTTGTATGGTTTCAATGCTGGATGATTGAAGTATCGGTCTATCTCCCTCATGTGAACAAGCGTCTGCTTTTGGTTCGATGAGATGTATAGCATCTGATATGGTGGCTCTTGGAACACTAGATTCCATACCACCCAACTGTGCATGAAGACCGATTTGCCGTGGTCACGACTACAGACGATTACCGTTCTGTCTGTTGACTCCATGTGTTCGAGCCATTCCTGCATGTATGGTGGGAACATCTTTCCCAATAGATTCTGAAAGAAATATGGAAAGGAGTTCTTCGACAACTCCATGTCCATTTTCGTGACGAAATCTAGGTTCTCTAACTCCATGCTCACCACTTGAC